GAATATATCCGACCAGTCCGCGCCCATCGTGGTCGGAGTGGATCCAGCACGCTTTGGTGCCGACGCCACCGTCATCGCCATAAGGCAGGGCCGCGACATACTGAGCATCCGACGACACCGTGGCGACGACACGATGGAGGTCGTCGGGCGCGTGATCGACGTGATCGAAGAGTATAAGCCCGCGCTAGTCGTAATAGATGAAGGGGGTTTGGGTGCAGGCGTCGTGGATCGGCTAAAGGAACAGCGCTACAAGGTGCGCGGGGTGAACTTCGGGAATAAAAGCACAAAGCCTATGATGTATGGCAACAAGCGCGCGGAGATGTGGGGCGCGATGAAAGAGTGGCTGAAGGACGCGCACATACCGAAGGATCGCTATCTGAAGTCAGACCTGATCGGGCCTATGATGAAGCCGGACTCGAAGGGAACGATATTCTTAGAGTCAAAGAAGGACATGAAGTCACGCGGGCTGGCGTCACCTGACGCAGCGGACGCTATCGCAGTAACCTTCGCATTTCCTGTCGCTAGACGCGAGCAACGAGTAGACAACCAGCGCCGCGTCAGCTATGGTCAAGGCTCCGCATCGTCTGGATGGATGGCCTCATAATGGTATCGTTATCGGTAGGTCGTGGCGAGAAGCTATCGACAAAAGCGGGCGCTGGTCTGACGGCTAAAGGTCGTGCTAAGTATAATGCTGCTACGGGCAGCAAGTTAAAGGCTCCGGCACCTAATCCTAAAACCAAAGCAGACGAAGGCCGTAAGAAGTCATTTTGCGCGCGTATGGGCGGCGTAGTCGCTAAGTCGAAGAACGCCGAACGCGCTAAAGCTAGTATGAAAAGGTGGAACTGTGGCAAGTAAGCCTGGGCTATACGCCAACATTCACGCCAAACGCGCGCGCATCGCAGCCGGATCGGGTGAGAAGATGCGAAAGCCAGGTGCCAAAGGCGCACCAACAGCTAAAGCGTTTGTTAGATCTGCAAAAACAGCTAAAGGAAAACGCTGATGCCGTTAGTTAAGTCTAAGTCAGAGAAAGCCTTTCGTAAAAATGTCGAAGCTGAAATGAAAGCTGGGCACCCTAAGAAACAAAGCGTGGCAATTGCCTACTCTGTTAAGCGTGCAGCAAGCAAGAAAGGCGGCATGAGCAAAGGTAAATCAAGTGGCTGCAAGTGATGTAGAAGGCGCAGGCAAAGTATCTGACAACCCAGACGGCGACCGTCTGGCGACGATGAGGCATCGGTTTACCGTCGCCTCTGCCGCCTATTCTGACTCCCGCGAAGATGAGCTGGACGACTTGCGTTTTATGGCAGGGTCGCCAGATAATGCTTGGCAATGGCCCGCTGACGTGTTGGCGACCAGAGGCGCGGTGCAGGGTCAGACGATCAACGCACGTCCCTGCCTGACGATTAACAAGCTGCCACAGCATGTCAGGTTAGTAACCAATGAACAGCGACAAAACAGACCCTCCGGCAAGGTCATCCCAGCGGACGATAAAGCCGACGTTGCGGTCGCAGAAGTCTTTCAAGGTATCGTTAGACACATCGAATACCTTTCCGACGCGGACGTTGCATATGATACCGCGTGCGACAATCAAGTTACCTACGGAGAAGGTTATATCCGAATCCTTACGGAATATTGCCGCGAAGATTCGTTTGACCAAGACCTGAAGATCGGTCGCGTCCGTAACAGCTTCAGCGTCTATATGGATCCAATGATCCATGATCCATGCGGATCAGACGCGGAATGGTGCTTTATTACCGAAGACATTCCCAAAGAAGAGTATGAGCGCCTCTATCCTGACGCGCTGCCGATCTCTGTGATGATGTCGCAAGGCGTTGGCGATCAGTCACTTAGCATGTGGATGAGCCAGGAAACCGTCCGTATTGCTGAGTATTTTTATATTGAGCATCAAAAGAAAAAACTCAATCTCTACCCCGATAATATTACCGCCTTTGAGGGTTCGCCACAAGACAAGCAGCTTAAGGCTATGTTTGGCAAGCCTTTGAAATCACGCACAAGCGAGCACCGTCAGGTCAAGTGGCTGAAGACTAACGGCTTTGAAGTGTTAGAAGAACGCGATTGGGCGGGTAAATGGATCCCTGTCATCCGCGTGGTGGGTAATGAGTTTGAGGTAGACGGACAGCTTTATATCAGCGGTCTAGTGCGTAACGCGAAAGACGCGCAGCGCATGTATAATTATTGGGTCAGCCAGGAAGCAGAGATGCTGGCGCTGGCTCCGAAAGCGCCATTTATCGGATATGGAGGTCAGTTTGAAGGATACGAAACAAACTGGAAAACCGCCAATACGAACAACTGGCCTTACCTCGAAGTCAACCCAGACGTCACCGACGGCAATGGATCTCCTCTGCCATTACCTGAACGCGCGCAGCCGCCTATGGCGCAAACCGGCCTTATCCAAGCAAAAGTGGGCGCTGGGGAAGATATCAAAGCCACCACGGGTCAATACGACAGTTCAATTGGTGCGACCAGTAACGAGAGGACGGGTCGTGCGATTCTGGCTCGGCAAAACCAGGGCGATACATCCACATATCACTACGTGGACAATCTCGCGCGAGCGGTTCGATATACGACAAGACAGCTAGTCGATCTGATCCCTAAGATCTATGACACGGAACGCGTTGCACGCATCGTCGGGCTAGATGGTGAAGTGGATATGGTGAAAATCAATCCAAATCAGCCGGAACCCGTGCGCGTCATCAAGGATCCAATCACAGGTCTGGACATTGAGAAGATCTACAATCCGTCAATTGGTGTCTACGATGTGGTTGTAACGACAGGCCCAAGCTACGCAACCAAGCGCCAAGAGGCGATGGAAGCGATGCAGATGATCTTGCAGACCAACCCGCAGCTCTGGGGCGTGGCAGGCGATCTGTTCATCAAGAACATGGATTGGCCTGGGGCGCAGGAAATGGCGGCGCGCTTTGCCAAGACGCTCGATCCGAAGGTTCTGGATAACACAGATGAGTCGCCAGAAGCGCAGATGATGCGTGCTCAGATGAACGACATGGCGAACCAGATGCAGCAAACGGCGGCTCTGGTTCAGCAACTGCAACAGTCGTATGATATGCAGAAACTGGCGATTGACGAGCAGAACACGCAGATCAAGGCGTATGATGCTGAAACTAAAAGAATACAAGCTACTGCCGCAAACATGACCCCCGAGCAAATTCAAGAAATAGTAATGGGCACTATTGCCGCTGCTATGGATACTGGGGATATTGTTCCTTTAGGAATGACGCCGCAACGTAGTGTAGACGAAGCACAACAAGAGCTTGGGCTATGATAGACCAGAAAACAGCGCTAGAACTATTTGAATACCGCGAAGGTAAATTATATTGGCGGGTTTGCATAAATAGCCGCGCGCCCATAGGATCTGAGGCAGGCGCGTATAATCCACATAATAAACGGCGTTCTGTGCGTATTAAAGGTAAAAAATACTATACGCACAGACTTATATTTTTAATTCATCACGGATACATGCCGCTTGAAGTAGACCACATAGACGCGGATAGACATAATAATCAAATTGAAAACTTACGTGCTGCTACATCGGCGCAAAATCAACGTAATAAACCATTACAACGTAATAATACCTCAGGGCATAAAAATGTCCGTTGGGCTAACGGTAAATGGGCGGTAGAATTAAAAATAAACGGAAAAGCAAAATATTTTGGCCGTTTTGAAGATTTAGAACTGGCGGCTCTTATGGCCTCTGAAGTTAGAGACAAATATCACGGAGAATTTGCACGTCATGGCTAACTCAGATATGGCCGATTTTATTGGACGACTGTTCCTCGCGCGAGACGTTGTTCATTCAGTCCATTTGAATACAAGGAGTTACGCCAAACACAAGGCTTTAGGCGGCTTTTACGGTAAAATAATTGATCTTGCTGATGACGTTGCGGAGAGTTTTCAAGGCAGACATGGACTGATCGGCCCGATAACGCTCCATTCGGCCAAGAAAACCAACAATGTTATTGAGTTTCTTGAAGATTCGCTAAAAGACGTTGAAGATATGCGGTATAAGGTCTGTGACAAGGACGATACGGCGATTCAGAACATTATCGACGGTATCGTAGACTTATACCTATCAACACTGTATAAATTGAAATTCCTAGCGTGAGGAAATCATGGCATATGCTCTAAATCTTACGGCCACTTCGCAAGTTAAAATAGGGCTTGCCAAGGTTAAAGGCGTTTTCGTCTCTAGCGGCACAACACCGACCATTGCAATCTATGACTCGGCTACGGCTTCGACCTCAGATCCTGTTGTTGTATCCACTTTTACGAGCGCAGTTCCAAACAATTATCTGTTTGCGCCTGAAGGTGTCACTTTAAGCAAGGGTCTTTATGTTGTCTTAGGCGGCACAAATCCGAATGTGACGATCTTCTACGAGTAATCTAAATGGCCTTTATTTATAATCTTACTGACTCTTGGACAGATGCAGCGACTACGTGGAACGGCATTAAATTAGCCGTTACCAACACGGCGTCTAGTGCGTCGTCTAATTTGCTGAATCTGACCGTTACAGGGGCCACAACGGCCTCTTTTGTTGTCGATAAGAGCGGTAATTTAGCTCTAAACGGCACTGTCAATAAGATTACGTTTACAGCTCCAGCGACCGGCGCAACGCTGACGCTGGCTGATAACTCTACTTTTGTAACGTCTGGCGCTTATTCGAGCACTTTCACCTTCACTGGCGCGACCACACTGACGTTCCCAACGAGCGGCACGGTCACGGCGCTCGGTAATTCGACAACAGGCTCTGGCGCTATCGTATTGGCGTCCTCCCCGACGCTTGTAACGCCTAATCTTGGCACACCGTCGTCGGCTACGCTGACAAATGCTACTGGTTTGCCGATCTCCACGGGCGTAAGTGGTCTTGGCACAGGCGTCTCGACGGCTCTGGCTGTCAATGTCGGCTCTGCGGGGGCGCTTGTTACATTTGATGGCGCGCTTGGCACACCAGCGTCAGGAAACCTATCAAACTGCACGGGTTATCCGGCAGGTAGCATCACAGGACTTGGCGCAGGTGTAGCCACATGGCTCGCAACGCCATCTAGCGCCAATTTAGCGGCTGCGGTTACAGATGAAACAGGTTCTGGAAGCCTTGTATTCGCTACCAGCCCAACACTTGTCACTCCTGCACTTGGGACGCCCTCTTCGGCGACACTGACAAATGCGACGGGGCTACCTATTAGCACAGGCGTTAGCGGCCTTGGGACAGGTGTTGCGACGTTCTTGGCGACGCCATCGAGCGCGAATCTCGCGTCGGCTGTCACTGATGAGACGGGATCTGGGGCTTTAGTATTTGGCACAAGCCCGACGATTGGTTCGCCAACGATTACTGGCACGGCGACATTTAATGGCTCTACGTCGGGGACTGTTGCTTTTAAAGCGCCTGCTATCGCTGGAACAACGACATTTACGCTGCCTGCGGGCAATGGCACGTCAGGCTATGTGCTTGTCACTGACGGCCTTGGCAACACGTCTTGGGCCGTATCGGGCGGCGCGGCAGGTAACGCCGCTGGGCTTAACAAGAACGTTCAGTTTAACGACGGCGGCAATATGGCGGGTAATGCCGCCTTTAATTTTGATAAAGCCACCGCTAATTTAGCGCTTGGCATCGCTTCAACAACAACCGGCAGTCTGTCATTTTATAATTCTGCTAGTGCTAATGCGACAACGATTCAAGGTGGCAACGCCTCGTCTGCGGTGACATATACGCTGCCAACAGCGGCTCCTGCGTCTAACGGCTATATTCTGTCGTCTACGACAGGTGGCACGCTGTCTTGGGCTAACCCAACGGCGCTCGGCGTCGATCTGGATGTCGGCACAACGGCTATTACAGGCGGCACGTCGGGCCGTATTCTTTATGATAACGCAGGCGTATTAGGTGAGCTTGCTACAACAGGCACAGGTAATGTTGTTTTAGCGACATCTCCAACGCTTGTTACTCCGGCGCTTGGAACCCCTACGTCAGGTGATTTTTCTACAGGCACATTTACTTGGCCCACGTTTAATCAAAATACGTCAGGAACTGCTGCTGGATTATCATCTACATTAGCTGTTGCATCTGGCGGCACAGGGCTGACAAGCGGAACATCTGGTGGCGTTCTTTACTATAGCGCGACCGGCACTCTCGCATCTTCGGCGGCTCTTACAGCGAGTGCTCTTGTTATCGGCGGCGGCGCAGGCGTAGCGCCTTCAACCACAACAACTGGCACAGGCATCCTGACATTTTTAGGAACGCCGTCATCAGCCAATCTTGCTGCGGCTGTTACGGATGAGACAGGCACAGGCTCGCTTGTCTTCTCTAATAGCCCGACATTTAACGACGATATCACGCTCGGCGTCGCTTCTACTGCTACAGGCGCGGCCAAGTTTGTGGGCTCGACTTCTGGTCTTGTAACGCTGTCTGTTGCTGATGCGGCTGGCACATGGACAATGAAGCTGCCGACGACCGCCGGAACAAATGGAAATGTTCTTGTTACAGATGGTTCTGGCAATACGTCTTGGTCAGGAGCTGGTACTGGCGATGTTGTTGGCCCTGCGTCAGCTACTAATAACGCAATCGTTCGATTTGATACTACGACAGGCAAGCTAGTTCAAGATTCTGCCGTTACTATCGCGGACACGACTGGCGATATTTCTACGCCAGGCACGCTCGTTATGGGCAGCAGCTTCAAGAGAAACCGACTGATAAATGGCAATATGTATATAGCTCAAAGAGCTACATCAGCGACGGTTACGGCAGGAACGGCTGTTCCGACAGCTTCTACTGGTTATCCTTGCGTAGACAGATGGTTTGTCTATAGCACTGGCGCGAACGTCACAGCGGCTCAAGTCGCTGGGTCTGGTAGCAACAGAAGCGTATTAAGAATAACTGGCGCTGCATCTGTCACGGCAGTTGGTATCGGACAGCGCATCGAACAGCTTAACAGCTTTGACATGGCTGGTCAGACAGCAACGCTTTCTGTTGAGCTTGCTAATTCTCTTTTAACAACTGTTACATGGACAGCCAGTTACGCCACGACCGACGATACGTTCGGCACTATTGGAACGCCAACCAAGACTCAGATTGCTACTGGCACATTCACCGTAAACAGCACCTTGACGCGCTATACAACCAATATCTCTATTCCTGCGGCAGCTACAACCGGCATTGAAATCCTGTTCACCGTCGGCGCTCAGACAAGCGGCACTTGGGATGTTGACAACGTGCAGCTTGAGGTCGGCTCAGTCGCCACTCCGTATGAGCGGCAGATCTACTCCGACCAGTTGGTGCAATGTCAAAGATATTATCAGATAACAGCTCAACTTTCTGGCGCAACTCCTTCAGCAACAACTGTGAATGCTTGGGGGACAATATCACCAACCATGAGGGTTGCGCCCACACTTGGGCAAACAGGAGTTTTAAATTTTCAAGGTGATGGCACTAATAACGCAAATCAATCAGCTACGGGGCTAGGGTCAAATTTCTCCACCGCATATGCAATACTTCTTCTAGGAGTACCTAATTTTGCTGGTTTTACTACAGCAAGACCGGGAACCTTGGCTGTCCCTGGAAGTAACTCAAATTACATAACAATGTCTGCGGAGCTATAGATGACATATACACTTACATTGAATAGCTCAGTTACCCGCGATGCTGATGGCGCGTCTATTCCTGCCGACGAAGCCAATACAGACTATCAAGCCTATCTCGCTTGGGTAGCTGAAGGCAACGCGCCTAACCCATACGTCCCGCCGCCAGAACCAGCACCGCTAACGCCACAAGAGAAACTTGCGGCGGCGGGGCTAACGGTAGATGAATTAAAGACACTACTGGGTATTAGTTGACGATCAGACGCCTAAAGAGTAATAATACAGGTTACCGACTAGCCGGATAGCTAGGAAGATAGGAGGTCGCGTGAGCGACGAGGATCTCGCTACAGCGGAGATAAGCACCGCGCCAGAGTTGGAAGCTACGGTGGCCCCAACGACTGAGGAAAATAAACCGGAAGAACAGCCGCCCGAAAAGATGTTCACTCAAAAAGAGTTGGACGCTCTGATCGACAAGCGGTTTCGCAAAGAGAAGCTGAATGCGGCTAAAGCAGCCCAAGAGTTAGCTCAACTTCAGGCAGAATTGCAGGCTAAAGCTGCGACTCCGCCAGCGCCAGATGACTTTGAGAACGCTCAAGCCTATGCGGAAGCATTGGCGGAGCAAAAAGCTCAACAGCTTCTAGCGCGAAGAGAAGCAGAGCGACAACAAACGGCTGTTCTTGAGGCATATCAAGACCGTGAAGAAGATGCTCGGAGCAAGTATGATGACTTTGAACAGGTCGCATACAACCCGAATCTTCCCGTAACGGACTATATGGCTCAAGCGATACAGGCGTCCGATATTGGCCCCGAAGTGATCTATCACTTAGGGTCTAATCCTAAAGAAGCCCATCGAATAGCCAATTTGCCGCCGATCTTGCAAGCAAAGGAGATCGGTAGAATCGAGGCCAAACTGGCTTCTGATCCGCCGACAAAACGCACTTCAACTGCGCCAGCTCCTCTTGCTCCTGTCACGGCTACTCGGTCAAGCTCCGGCCCTAGATATGATACGACAGACCCTCGGTCACTGAAGTCGATGTCAACGTCAGAATGGATTGAAGCCGAACGGTTGCGACAGATCAAGAAGTGGGAAGCGCAAAACCGTAGGTAATTAAATCATGTCTAACTCGATTTTAACAATCGACATGATTACTCGCAAGGCTCTTGAGATCCTTGAGAATAGTCTTGTCCTCACGCGCACTGTAAACC